CCATTTTAAAGTCTCCTTATAAGTTCAGCAAGTTTCGGATGCCCTGCATCTATAAGGGCGTTATACACAGTTGTACGATCACTGCGAATAGCTTCACGCATGTAATAAGCAACAATGCGCTCCATTTGTGATTTATAAGCGTTTGCCTGTTCTCTAATCGCAGGGTGTGTTGAATCAGATACACTTATCAGTTTACTCACACAGTCTTTTGATACTTCTTCGGCATTAAACCCACGATTATGAGTGGTTTTTACACTCACAAGGCTCTTATGTTGTGGAACGTCTACATCTATTTTAAACATTATTGTTTCGGCCTTATTATTTTACCCGTGCGGTATTCATCCGTAACCTCTTTTGATTCCCCCAACATCTTAATGCCAATTAAAGATTCTTGAAAACGTTGATTGTACATCGCCATTACATCCGGATCACCTTTCATATAAACATATGATTCGACCAAGCAGCCATAAAGCAACGATAATTCAGCATTTTCACTTAGCCATGTTGTGCTGCTCTCCGTTAAACTAGAATCTGTAATACTAAGGGGCCTATAATAATAATGAAGCTCCGCTAAATAGGCCAGATCCGGCGTCGGACCTAAAATAAAGTAATCTAAATCAAACTGAGCGTAGTATTTGGGAAGGCCCGTTGTTGAGGCGTCCGGCGTATATGATTGTACAAAAGAAGGATCTTTAAATTCCACAAAAACTTTGTCGTCATCTGTGCCCGCTAAACTTAAAGAAAACGGAGCTAAAAAATCAGAAGGCGCAGGTAAATATTTGTTAGAAATGGTGGTTGTTGCCGTCACATTTTTACGAAACAAACTTAATTGAACATTTTTTAAGATCCGTTCTTCCGCAGACCGGATGAAAAGAGGGAGATTAGTCACAAAAGACGTCTCATCGTTTTCCGTGTAATCTTGTATCGCCTGCTTTAACTGCGAATATGTAAAACTCATGTCGTCACCACCGTAACAGTGCCCACCTGACCAAACCCGGTGGGTGGGCGTAAATTAGGGCCCTCAACCGTCCGAATACCAACATAAACGGACATAGTAGCCTTTATATCAGGGCGAGCATCACGTAAAGCTTGTGCATCAATAACCTTTCTAAAAGGCCCCAATTGAGGTTGCTTGGGTTCCCACTCGTCCTTTCCAACAAGGGCTCCCGTCCACTCTTTACGCATGTCTTTATATCGGTAACGAAAACCAGACCGATCTGAAATAGCGTATGAGTGTTTTCCTGAAGCAAATTTTGCCATTAGCCCGTCCTAAAGTATTGGTACTGCGGAACCACATTAAACGAGGCCCGATCCCGATCTTCGGTCATCGCACGTTCAAACTCTTCTTCGTAAACCGCCTTTAAAAGTTGAATGCGTTGAGGAGCCCGCTTCATTGCAATGTAATACGCAAGACCCGCAGCAAGACAGGGGTAAAAGCGAAACGGCATATCCATTGTATTTGTTTGAGCATCCGCATCATCCATACGCGTTAAAGCATCATAGATAATTGTGTCCGTACTATTGTCAGGGATAGGCCACAACTTTAAATTTGAAGAAATTTGACGGTCCAAGAAAAACTGCGAAGGCCGACCTTGAGTTGTTTTGTTAGGGATAGATAAAAAAGTATCCCGACTAACCCGTTCTAAGGCATAGTCCGTATTACTGCGCCGCACGACCACAGAAAGTACGTCAATAATGTCTGTGCCTAAGTCGTATTCGCCGTCGGCTTGAGTAAGCGTAACGGTGCGCTGCTTAATTGTCCACTGATTAAGACCGCGGTTAGCCCATTCTGCAAGCATTAGATTTAAAGAACGCTTTGCGGTTCGCAAGTCATATCCTGTGCGAACCTCCAAACCGCAACGCTCAAAGGCTTCTTCAACGTATTCGGCTACGTCAAGCTCAAAATCTTTGCTTCCAGATACAGCCATTTTACTTCTTCTTTACCATTCCGCCTTTGCGCATCTTCTTAACCATTCCCCCGCCGCGCATCTTCTTAACCATTCCCCCGCCGCGCATCTTCTTAACCATGCCGCCAGCCCGCATTTTTTTCTTAGGACGCATTGCCATTTTTAAGTCTCCTATACAGTTGATGTCTGTGTTCAAATAGTTCCTTGGCGTTGTAATCTTCTTCGTAAGGCTTATAATAGCCTCTTTTTGCAAGTTTGTCTGCGCTTTCTTGCAACTTACTTAACCGTTGTACAAATATCATAGCATATTCTTGATCTATAACCGGTTCAAAAGTTTCAGAGGGTTCCGCAACAAAATCATTTGGTTCATCATCCGGATGAAAACCCATTAACCAAACATCTCTATCAATGAACATCCCGTCAGCAATGCACCCATTGAGAATATGCAAATATTCGTGAAAGTTTTCTGGATCTTGCTCATAGTTAATATCCACAATTATGTTAAGATCAAAGTTATCGTCAAACTGAGAAATGGACGTATACAAAACCTGAAAGCTAGGTTCGTACTTGAACATTATTGATACTTTATGGTCAGCCCAAGCCTTTTGCGCGTAAGGGCACGGGGGCAATCCCCCAAAGAAAGAACTATTTGTTTCTAAAACGTCCTTAGACCACTGAAGTATTTCGTGAACAATTCCTTGTTCAAGCTTAGGTTCAAAAAACTCGACTCGCATCACGTACTCACTGACCCCGACGTAAACTTACGTCGGTTGGAAAGCACCTTTCCGCACCCCCTTGCAACTACTTTGCCGTTTTTCGGACGCGGGGTTTTTCTTTTGGCTTTTTGGTGCGAGATTTCGCCGCCGTATCTGGCGTTTTGGACTTCCGCGGCTTTTGTGTTTTTAACGACGGTTTTGCCTTTTGCGCCTTCACGCTTTTTCTTTGCAGCGGTGGATCTTCTTTCGCTTTTGGAAAGGGATCTTGCTTTCGACGCAGGAAGACAACGGTCAGGATTCTTCGTATCTTTAGACGTACCGCATTCCCCAGCGATTTCACCGCTTGAGTTAATCCTAACCCAATTCTGATCACGCCATTCTTTAAGCTCGCCCATTTAAGCTTTTCCCTTAGACTTCTTAGCATAATTTGGATCCTTACAATATTTAGATGCAGCCATATTTGCGTATGCAGACGGATATGTATCAAACGTGCGCTGCGCCCAAGCCTTACCTTTTGGACAGATCTTACTTCCTTTGCTTTTTGATGAAGCCTCCCCACCTTTTCGAAAGTAGGTTAAACCCTTGGGGGTTTTATTCTGCTTTGTACGCTTGGACATTGCCGCCATAGGCTTTCTCCATCTCTAATTTTATGTATTCAATCTGAGTCGCAATTACTTCGGTGCGCTTGTCTACAGATATTAGAGTTTCCGTTGTCCAACTCGCCCACGCGTAGGATACCGCTCCAATAAGACCTAAACTTGTAGACAAACCAATAACCAGTAACGGACGTTCTAACATTTCCAACGCTTCCTAGCTTGCCGTAAACGACTATTTGGATCTTTAGCCGCTTTAGGGAACTTTTTCATTTGACCCGCAGAACGGGCGCAGAAAGATTTACGTCTTTTTGCATCCTTGCTGCCTTTTTTTACTTTTCCCGTTACCGCTGTTTTTAACTTGGAACCGGGGTTTTTCTTCCTATACTCTTTTACGCCAGCTTCTGTCATTCCCGCCCCTTTTTTCGTAGGGCGGAAATTCTTTTTATTGCGCTTAGGCATCTTGTCGTCGCGCTTAGAAGCCATACTCAGCCCTAACTATAGAATATAGTTAATGCCGTGACATTAGTTGCAGCACTCACATGAATGTCCGACGTAAACAAAACCCCTTCATCCGGAATGTTTACCGAATGAGTTTCAGATTGTGAGAAGTCCAGATCAACCACCGTTGCACCGCCGTTTCCGTCAGTTAAAGTAAGTCTTCCCGCACCCGCAGCGGTTAAGACTTGAACCTGACGGAGCCGCGCACGGCCTGTGGAAGCCGCTCCAGCCCCCGTAAGCCGTTTAGCCCTTACGTCTGAATTGGCCATTCAAGCCTCCTTTAACCAAGGTTATTATTCTGAGAATACAGAATAGTAACACGAACCTCTCCCGCATTTGTTGCGGCAGAGTTTGTTACGGTCAAACGAATATCTGCCGTTCCGGTATCTTCCCACGCCAATGCGGCCCCCGCTTGCGTAGTAGGGTATTTACGGCCCGCAGAAGTTCCGATAGCAAAAGTGTTAAGAATAGAGGTTGCGCCACCTACGGTATCTCCAACACTCAGATTGGTAGCTCCGCTTGCCGCAGTGATAACATCAATCACACAATCAATAATTTGAGAGTTTGCAGGAATAACAACGTTAGTTGTGTCCGCAGCAATAGCACCGTTTGATAAATCCGCCGCAAAAGTTTGAGACATGACTACTTGGCCAACGTTTGCAACGTCGCTTCCAAGTGTTGTGCCTGTGGTATTTTTTATGGTCCCGGCTTTAATCGGGCCTGAGAAAGTAGTAGTACCCATGTCGATCTCCTGTCTGGGTTAGTCAAACACACCGTGTGTTTGTCAGGGATAAACAAATCATACAGTAATTTTTAAAAAAAGAAAGGGGCAACCGAAGTTGCCCCTAAGTCGAGAGTGAGGAGAATAATGAAGTATCCTCCCCCCTTATAACACACTTTACGCGCCGGGTGTACCAAAAACACAGCGCCAGTCAGAAACACCGAAGCTGTAACGCTCACGGGCCTTGAAACGCATGTTTCCTGTGTCAAAGTCACCTTCCATCGCAGTCTTGATGGCCGAACGGTTAAAGTATTTGAAACCGTTTGGAGCATCAGTTTTGATGAAGAATGCGTCAGTGTCTGTAAGGAAGTGGTTTACAGAAGCACCTTCTGGCAACATTCCCATGCTGCGCATCGCATTGGTATCATTGTCGGCAGTGCCGGGACGTAGATTTGAATTAAGCACACGTTCCGCAATAAACTGAAGTTCTTTTGGAATAATCAGTTTCATGCCGCGTACAGCAATTTTTAATCCACGCTCATCAGTAAATCCAGCAATATCAATCAACATTTGCTCTAATGACGTTTCATTTAAATCCGCCGCTGTTGCAAGAACGTTGTTCTGATTTCCAGACAATGATGGGTGTGCCGCAGAACACAGAGCCGCACCGTCACCAATCGCATTGGCACCTGTGTTGAACGCATTGTTCAAGATAGAAGCCGCTTTGATTTGCTTTGTCTGCGCCATAGAGCGAGCCAGAGCTTTTGTGTAACGAGATGCGAGACGATCATACAGATTGTCTTCAATTGCTTCTTCCGTAATCGAAAACGCAAGAGCAATTGTCTCATGTGTGTAACGCGCAGTGTATGTTTCCTGTGCATCATCAAAGTTGATGGCAGAACCTTCAGCTTTAATAGGTGCCGTGGAAAAACCACCAAGCATTACTTCCTCTTCGAATGCGCGATCCGAAGACTCTTCTTCAAAGATTTCGGCATGTTCGTTTTCATAACGATCATACTCAAGTCCGAACAAGGCGTTAAGGCCGGGTTCCAACTCTTTCGCTAATTGTGCGCGAGAGATAGCCATATTTCAGCCCTCCTTAAATGCCAGTTGACAATGACGTCGTTTGCGAAGCAGAAGCCGCAACAGGCGCATTGTGGTGGAAGTTAAAGCGAACAACATAGTTCACACCAGCCGCATCGTAGTCCAAGTTGGCTTCATCGCCCGTAAGGCCGACAACGCGCATGAACAATGTAGCTGTGTTCGCCACTGTGGAGATATCAAGCTCCCCAGTAGAACGACCGTTTGTGGTTGAACCCGAAGTTGCCGTTGCCAAAGAACAGTTTGCAAAAATGTTCGATAGCGCGGTTGCACGATCAGTAGACGAAGTGTCTGCCGCAACCATAAACAATTGATTTGGGTTATCCGCCACAAAGGCTTTTACGGGATGGTTCGTATCAACGCTTGCGTTGTTTGAACCGGGCCAATAGTTCGAGAAAACTGGTTTCTTTGATGAACTATCAACATACTCTACGCCCATTAGGACTCCAAGAGCCGGAACTGTACCACCATTGGCATTGCCAACAATATCTATTACTCCAGCCGCCAGTGGAATTACTGGCGAATACTGGAAAATAGCATTCGTATTGTTTGATGCAATCTCATACTGAGTTACACCAGTGGTATTAGATCCTGCGCCATTAAGCCCGATAGGACGAAGACCAAAGGCAGTGTCTTGATTTGCCATTTGTTTTTCCTCTTATCAGAGCGACCCTAACTATCTGCGAGGGCCACCGAAGGTTACACGAGATTGACGATCTGGTTTAGAAATCGTCATGGTTGAATGTTGGTTTTGAGCCATCAACTCAGAATCAATCGCTTCTACTTGATCCGCATTACGTGCTTGGTAGTACGCATTGCGCTCTTCTGCGGTTTCATCTGGTATACGAGCCAAAACTAAACCACCTACGCCAAAAACACCTTCATATTTACCTGTATCTAGTACCGGGGCCTCAAAATCAGGATATTCGTCTTTACGGACCAATTCCCAACCCTCGCGCATTTTTGCGCTAATGTTTTTAGTATCATCAAAACCACGCGTTTCTGCGCGAATCCAACGATGCCGAAAACCATCCGGTGCAGGCGGTGCATCTAACATAGAGGGGGGAGCCCACGGGCGTCTTTGTGCCGTTTTCTCCCTAACTTGGTTAGCGCGAGCAGTTCGCTTGATTGTTCCTGTATTTTCTTCAGACATCTTGCTTACTCCTTCACGTATTTCGCATATTCTTCTAGCGGCACACCCAATTTCTTCGCAATTGCGACTTGGCTAGGGGTGAGTCTAACCTTTCTCCCACTGCTGCGCCCAGAATTTGACCTTGATACACCAGCAACCGTCTGAGCGGGCCGTTTGGTAGTGGCTTTAGCATTACCTCCAAAGGTGTCGGAAATGCGTCGATCAAGCTCAGTATAGTATTCATCGCTCGTCGGGTCAAACCCTTCGTTCTCAACAAGCTTCTTATGTATCCCAAAAGCCGCAAAGGTTCTGGCCTCGTCTTGGCCAAACCAATCGTTTCTTTGCGCCCATTCTTCCGCTTTTTGATCGGGCCTACGAACTTCTGGTTGAGGAGCGGAATACTGTTGCGGCTGCGCAATTTGTTGTTCTTTTGCCTTTCGTTGCCCCTCTTGAGCAATTTTTGCCTGTTGAGCCCGTTCTGCTTGAGAATTAAGGGTCATCATGCGCTTATTAGCCTCAACCGCTGCCGCAGTATCGCCAATCTCCATCGCACGAGCTAACTCTTTTTCCGCCTGCTGCATCTGGGTTTCAACACGAGCGCTAAACTCAGAGACATAGTTGTCGTCTAACGTACTAAAACGTTCTTTTAATTGACTTGCTTCCGCCTGAACCTGTTTAGCATAATGAATAGCTTCCTGTTCTCGACGCTCCGCTTCACGCATCTTTTTAGTAAGACGATCTATGCGCTTTTGAGTGGCGTTTTCAGACTTTTGAAATTGATCTTCAAACGAGTCTTGCGTCTCAACCGAAGATTCCTCGGTTTGGGGAGCTTCAACCTCTACCTCAGTATCAGTATCGGTATCCATCTCAAGCTCAAGTTGTTGTTCTGGTTCTGCCATAAATGTCTCCTAGTAATGCAAAACGTCTTCTGGCTCGTCAATACAAGCCAAAATCTCATCATCGTTTAAAATTCTCACCTCACCACCGTCAATATTGAAGCGAGAACCCGAATATCGTGCAAACATCACCCAATCCTTCTCGTGGCACCAAGGCCCTGAAGGGAACTTTTCAGAATCTTTGTAAGCTAAAGGGCCTACTTTAAGAACATAGCCAACTTGCGTGGAAACCTGTTGCTGTTCGACAACCGTATCCGGCATGTAAAGACCTTTTTCCGTCTTCCCTTTACCGCGATAAGGCAAAACCAATATCCGCCAACCAGTGGGATTAGGCATTTTTTCTAGGAGAGATCCACCAAGGTTTTCAGGATTTAAAACTTTGGGGGCTTCATATGCATCTGAAAGTGTAGCTACCGCTTCCCCAACAGATGCTAAATTAATCTTTGTGTCAGTCAATGCTGCGCTCCTGTTTATCTAGCAGGCCCTTGAGTTCCTGTTCCACGTGATTCAGGGCTTCCATGTTGCCCATAAGCTCACGATATTGCTCCATTGACTTAACGTTGCCGTACTGCATGAGTTCAACAACGCCTTGTCTACGCTCTTTTATAATGCGAAAAACCGCTTCCGCAATGTAAATCTCGTCCAATTCCTAAAAACTCCCACAAACTCTACCTATTTATAAGAATAATCAGAGAGATATGCAAGAAAAAAGGATTAACCTATTCGTTCAAAATGTGGGCCGTCGATAAAAGGCCTGCGCCCTTGTGACCTGCGAAGATCAATATAGGCGTTCATTGCCTCTTCCATCGTGCCTTCCCATTTACGGATATCCATAGGATATGGCATGTCGGGTGTTCCCCACGCTGCACCCCAACATATAGGGACGTTAAGCTGTGTCGCCGCCTCTTTGATAGCATCTGCAAGATCATCGTAGACAGACAGTTCCCAACTCGCCCTGCCATTTATGTAGGCCATAATATCGAAAGCCTTGCCATCAAGGTGCTTAGATTTCATAGTCTGGCTTGCGCCTTTGGCTACAAGTTCTTTTTGCTGCTCGATGGTTCTCATACCCTGAACCACACCGAAATCAGTCTTAGTCAAAGTTATTGCCATCTTAACGACGGCCTGTAACCCGTCATCAATGCCCTCAAGCCTGTCAAGGCTACGTCTACTTAACTTAAACTCGCTCATGTTACTTCCTCTTAAAGAATGCCTGTGCTCCGCGCACACCGAAACTGGCTGAAATTGCAATTCCAAGGCTGTAAAAATACCAGTCCGGCGCTTTGGAAAGCTGCTCGAATCCACGGTCAACCCACCCTTCTGCACCGGGGATAAACGCTAAAATCAAGGGAATAGACAGGACAATTACGAACCATTCGTCTTTCCAGCTTGATTTAGCTCCCTCTGCCATGATGCGTTCCCAGTCGGCAACGCTTGTCTCTTTTGACAAAAGTATCTGCGCTTTCGCCTTGGCCTCTGTGAGCTTCAACTCCGCAGCGGCGGCGTTCTTAGCGGCTTTGCCTTGTAGCCATGATCCAGCTAAATCGGCTATCGGTCCTAGTGCGGATGTAAAAATGCTCATTTCTCAGATCCTAACCACACGGCAAAAGCGCCCGTAAGCGCACCAGAGCAGATTGATATCATCGCAGATTGCTGCGTTGACAAGTCATCAAGACTCATTCCCCACTCCAAAACGCGGATGTACATGATGGTCATAACCAACATCATAAGACGCGGCATGATCTTCCAAGCAAGTATTTTTTCCATGTCAAACCTCTATGTTTAACTTCGTTCCCTGCGGCCTATCCGCATTAGTCTTGCGCCCAAACCTATCATAACTTTCCTGTAAGTCCAATCTTTGCTTCTGGAGCCCCTCTAAGTGGCTGTGATTAGCCCTGTGCTCTTTTTCCACCCTCTGCTCCGCCAGATGCGTTTCTATGCGCTCACGCGACTGCGTTTGCTGGTGTATGTCCGACTGAACATTAAACGGCGCGTTGCCCACGCCCGAAACACCATCCGCCATTTACCACCACCCCGCGCCTAAACCAGTCAGCCAAGTGCCGCCGCCAATGATTGCCGCCAGCATTGCCAATAATAATATCAACAGTAGTGTTTCAAAGAATGCCGCTTTGCGCTCCTGCTGGCGATAAAGCGTTTCCTCGCGCTCTTTTTTTATCTTGCGGCGAAGCTCCACCATCTCGCGCCATGTGCCATAGCCAAAGCGATTGTTCAGCATTTGCTGCAAGTCTTTTTCTTGCTCGGCCAGCTTCTTTTGGTGGATAATAATCTGCAAAGCTTCTTGCTCTACAGACCCAGAGGAAAAAAGCTTAGTGAAGATTGGTGGGTTTTTGCGTTGCTGTTCTGCGCGGCCAAGATCAGCCGCAAAACCATACCACTTACCAAGCTGACCAGCCACATCTTCTAGCTCACGGCCCGCGTAAACCATCTTACGGATAAGATTAAATGCCTGTGTAGCCCCCGCAATGGCGGTTAACGGATCAATCATACCCTCTCACCCACCTTAGCAAAAGGCGGACAACGAAAGTCATACGGAATCCGTACTATCCGCGGATAATGATAGTAAAAATAAGAAACTTCTCTAGGACAACGATACACACATGCCTTATGGAGACTCCCACCGCTCATTCCTACTAAAACAGCAGTTAGAGCGCACAGCATTAGGCATTAGTGAAACGTGAGCCGCGTAACGCGGCACCCATGCCACGCTTCTTACCCGTTGTTACCTTGGCTTTAGCCGTATTAGGCGTAGCTACATCCTCCATCTGACAATAAGGGATTTTTCCTTGACCCTTAATATCAGCATATCTCTGCGGTTTAGGTGCCGCACCCGGTGTATTCGTCACAATCTTTACACTTGCCATTATCTTCTCCTTTTACCAGAGCCGCCGTCGTTAGCTCGCAAAAACTCTTTTACAGTAGATTGATACAACGGCATAGATACTTCGCCACCCTGACTTAACAAGGCACGAATTACTTTACCGTCTTTGTCCCGCAATATAGGGCCCTTTTGCTGAACTTTAGCTTTTGCCGGGGGCGGTCCAAACTTATCCCGAAGTATCTTATCATAATATACCGGATTATCTTTGATAATTTTACGGTTTTTTATTTTTTGTTGTCCGGTTAATCGTTTTTTGGGGGTACGTATGGGATCTTTCGCTTTTTGTTTAGCCATTACTGACCCCTTTGCTTCATAATTTCACGCTGCATCGCACTGTCAATACGCGCCTGCGTCATAGCCTCTTGGCTCGCAAGCCGCTTATTAAACTGCTCTGAGCGCATCTGTTGATTCTGCGCATCAAGCTGCAATTTCGCCTGATCCAATTGCGCATCCGCCTGCTCTGCCTGAGACTTGATCTGCAACTCCTGCTCCTTCAGTTTTACTAAAGGATCCGGCTGTCCCGCTCCAGAAATCTGCGCACTTAGCTGCTTCGATTGCTGCAAACCCTGCGCCACGCCCTGCGCAACCAACGCTTGATACTGCATCTCTTGCTGCTCCGCAGGCATCGGACCCGCTTGCTGCAACTGCATCATCGCCTGCTCTTCCGCCTGCAACTTCACATGCTCCATAACATGCTTCTGCATCGCCATCGCAACAGGAGGCATCGCTCCAACCGCCGGACTCGTGCCAAAAACCAAATGCGCCATAATATGAGACTGATGATCTTGACCCTGAAACGCAACCAAAGGTGCCATGTCCAAAGCATTAATGTTCTCAGAAGCAGGGTCCAAGGGCCGCGGCTCCTCATCAGGAACCTTCTTCATTAAACGATCAACATCCGTAACACCAATCGCCTCATACATATCACGATATACCTCGTGCATGTTATGCAACTCAGGAGCCGCCGACGCCAACTGCATCTTAGTCTGTGCCAAAGCTATCCGCTGCGCCTGACTAAACGTATTCGGATTACTGACCGGAACAATGTCAATACGATCATCAAAATCAGACGCCATTACCGACTGATCACCGCCCTCAACCGTATAAGGATACTCCTGCGGTAAAAACTCACTCATTACCCGCGAAAGCAACTTAAACTCAATTCGCATCGCATAATGCAACCGCTTGTGAACAGCGCTCATTACCCGCGAACCCTGCTCTAACATAGCCAACGTTGTACCAACCGCAGCTTGCTGATTACCATCACCAACCTTCATGTCAGTAATAGTCGCAAACCTCTGACCCGCCTGAACCACAAAACCCAACAACTGGAACAAAGTCTGGTCCGGACCCTTAAATGGCAGCGGCATCAGGCTGTCACGAATAGCCCCTCCCGGTGCGTCCACATCTCTGAACTCACCCGGCTGCAACGGATCCTCATCATCCCTGATCCGTAGTCCGCGGGCCTTGAAACCCGCTGGGAGATTGGACAACGTACCAGCGTCGATCAACTGTCGCAGCGCCGCCGTGGCAGTTCGTGACAAACCGCCAATCGTATGGATCAACCCCAACCCATAAAAACCAAAGCCCGGTAAAAACTTGTAATGTACAAAATATTGTATCTTACGTTTTAACTCATCATCCTCGCGATAATTACGCCGAATAGACAAAATCTGCCCATTATCTTGCGAAATCGTCACAATATAAGGAATCTTAATACCCGTAGGCTCCCCCTCGTCATCCTCATCCTCAAACCCCTCAAGGTCCAAATCAGCGTGGAACTCTATTAAAGTACAGTCGTAATCAATACTTCCGGGCTCAAATCCCGTAATACGATCTAACTCATCCTGTACCTCACCCGAATCAGTTTGTTGCGGTATAATCGGTATGTCACGATACACCCCAGCTATCTGCTGCTTGCGTAAATCATTCAAATTCATCCGAATAACATGCGCAATATTCGAACACGTGTCCAAATCAGAAGTCTCATAAGGAACAACCAACTGCTCCGCAGGAACAAACTTACTTACCGCACGGCCCATTACCTCATCGTAATAAACCTTCTTAAACGTACTCCCCGCTAACGGTAAATAAAACAACATCTGATCCATGTCAGGCGTGTAATCATCCATCACATTCGTAATGTAATAATTCATAAACCCACGAACACGAGACGCCTGTTCCTGCTTCTCACGAGTCTCATCACCCATAATAGCCGTCCGAACAGGCCCCGAAGAAGGTAATAACTCATTAAACGCCTGCGCCTGAAACTGCGTCGCAGCCTCGGCCAATAACGGATGCGTCACCCCAGAAGCCCCACGAAACGGCTGCGTCCGCTCCTGATAGTTAAAGCCCAAAAGCTCTAAACCCTCAGTATACGCATCCTCCCACTCCTGACGACTGGCCTTGTTCGCGTCAAACTCCCCCATCAACTCAGAAGCAATCGCACCTAACTCACGATCATCCATAACATCCGCCAAGTTCTCATCAAACCCAACATCCGCCATGTCCTCAGAAGGATCAAAATCTACAAGAACACTACCGTCATCCTCCTCAACAATCTCAATCTCCTCACCGCTATCAAGCATCAAAGGAGTCTCTTGGGAATCCGGTATCTCTAATTCTAACTCAGCACTCAGATCCGCCTCGTCCAACTGAGAGGGAACATTCGTGTCCATCAAACCGCCAATAGGTGCCCGCGCCATCCAACTCTCCTAGTAATACGCCCTAACCATAGCAGACTTTTCTACATCTTGCCAATCATCTGTTGGTAACTGAATAAAGTTCCCCTGACGATACCGCATTAACGCCTGCGTCATGCTATCTACCAAATCGTCATACTCCCCCTCCGGAAACGCCGCAACCTCCTCAATTAACTCCTCCGCCCAACTTTTATCAGGGGCCCAAACCATACCTGCCTCAAACAACGGAGTCACCGCATATACACGACTTACCTTGTCATTACCCTTACTAGGCGTGAAATTAACAACAGGAATACCCGTCTGCCGCATCTCATGCGTCAATGGCAATCCACTCGCCTTCGCCTCAATAATCACCGTGTCAGGATCCCAATACTCATACTCCTCAAACGCCAAAGCCTTTAACTCCGGAAAATCATACCGACCCTTCTTCGCATCCAACAATATCAAATTAGGCGGACCCCCCTCCTCCGGATAAAATACACCCCATGTCGTTATCGCACTAAAATCAGACCGCTCACGCTTCGTAAACGCAGTATCATAACTCTGGATCACATACTGCAATTGAGGAATGTTATCCCCCTCCCAAACACGCCACCACTCCCGCGGTATAATCGCATTCTCCTCACCAGTCGGCTTCTGCTGATACTGCGCATTCCACTTACTAGGCGGAATAGATGCCTTAACCGCCGTTAAATCCTCCAAACTCCAATACTCAGGCCAACACGGCTTACCATCATCAAATATCGCAGGTAACTCAACAACCTCCCACTGATCCGCCAAAGGATCCTTGGCCATCGCCCGCAATAACTGACCCGTCATATCCTTCTCAGACCAACGAGTCTGAACCAAAACTATACTACCTCCCGGCTGTAAACGCTGACGAGGGCCCCCAGTATACCAATCCCAAGCATCATCAAAACCACTGTTACTCATAGCCGTCTGCTCAGAATGTGGATCATCAATAATTACCAAATCACCACCACGACCCGCCAAGTTACTACCAACACCAACAGCATAATACATCCCGCCACGGCTCGTGTCCCACCGACCAGAAGCCTTACTATCCGCAGCCAACTTCACATCAGGAAAAATCTCCTTGTACTCATCACTGTCCAAAAGATTCTTCGTCTTCCGACCAAAACCAACAGCCAACTCAGTCGTGTGCGTCGCCTGAATAATCTTCATCCGCGGATTCTGGCCCATCATCCAAGCAGGAAACAAAAAAGACGCAAACTCACTCTTCGTGTGCCGCGGAGCCATGT